ATACATCTGCCATGTTAAAATAGATATCATCTTTATTTGGCTCTTTAAAAATTCTCAGACCTTCTTTATCTTCCGACAAAAACTGTTCCGAAGCTAAAACATTTAACTTTGTAGAAGATATTAAAGTATTTGACGAACCTAAAAAGCTACAACCATATTCTTGTTGAAACTGCTCTTCGCTAGTGTTTGCTATTTGTTCTGCTGCCCACTTATCATCTCTTCGTGGTCCGCCTGGGGTTATTGGAACGTCCCGCCAAGAAACTTCTATTGGTACGAATTTATTTTTAAGTTTATGCCCCTCAGGTCTATTTGCATCTATCCAAAGTTTGTGAAAGTGATTCATTCCATTTGGGGTTGATACAATAATAAGTTTAGTGGTAGTTCCCGCTGAAATAGTCGGATAAGTAGACGAATAAAATTCTTCTGCTACGTGAGAAGGCAAGAATGCGTATTCGTCAAGAAGAAGTAAATTAAAAGAACCACCACGGATTGCACTTGAAGAAGTTGCATCACATATTACTCTAGAACCATTTTCTAGTTTAAATGATGTTTTGTTCCATTCCACAACACCTTGTTGTAAAAACTGTGGTAAATTTTCATAAGCCAATTGAAGTTTTGCAAACAACTCGTCTTTGGCTGTTTTAAGTTTGTTTGCAAGAATTGCCACGCTAACGCTTTGATTAAACGTAACATAATGACAAATATAACCAATTACAGAAGTAGACTTACCGGATTGGCGCGGCCACTTTGAAATTGTAAATCTGTTGGCGTGTATTGTATTGACGAATCTTTGTTGATAATCGTATAATTCGAAGGGCATTACACCTTTATCAAGAGTTTTAACTTTTACATATTTTTTGCAAAAATATACAGGGTCATTGGCACAGCGAACATATTCTTTTAACTGTTCTTCTGTATAATTTAATTGAATCCCCGGTGGTTTTAATTTTGGATTATTTCGGTAACCCTGGTTATTGTTTTGGGACATCTTTAACAACCTCAGCTTCAATCACTTCTTTTTCAGTGCTTCTATCTTTATTTAACAAGTTTTGAAGATCTTTGGTTGAACCAACAAATACAGCATTGTTTGTTTGTTTTACGGTTGTTTTATCTGTTCCAGTTGTTGCTTTTGCTTTTTTATGCACATCTAAAACGTTATTATTCAAATCTGCCATAGTTTTTAATAAGATTGCAACAACTTCAAAGGCTCTTGGAGAATCTGATTCAGTTGCAACCTTTAAAGCGCTTTCCAGAGCAACATTACCATTTTGAATAAGATCTTTTAAATTTGATTGAACTAGTTCATAATCTTTTTGAAAATTACCAAGATCAAATGTACCACCAGAAATTTCTTTTGATGGTTTTTCATTTTCGTTTGGTAAATTAAAAAACTGTGTTAAATTTTTATTCATCGTATTCCACACCAAAAGAAAATCCAGCAGTTGTAATGGCACTTATGCCTGTATTGACTTTTCCGTAAATATAGCTCTTCGCAACAAACGATAAAGATGATATGTTTATTCTTCTATTACCAAAGTCACCATCAAATCTTTCACTTATATTGCTTGAAGTCATTATAATTGGAATTTTTACATTGTCTTGAACATCATTTAAATCTAATTCAATAACGTGATCAGGGTTAAAATAAGGTATTATTTGTTCAACAATTTGCAAAGTATCATCTATGTGTCTCGTATACACGTATAAACTAAAACCTATATTTACTGGAACTTGTTCGTTTATTGAATCGCCCGTTGACAAACATTGACCGCCCGATTGTGAAGAAGAAAAAATGGGCATGGTTTTAACTCTTCTTCTTGAGGCATCAGGAGTTATAGTTGTCATGATATAACTCATCTTAGGAAGTTGTGTTTCTATCCTAGTGTTATCATTAATTGAAGATGGTTCTAACAATCTTCTAATAAATTTTTCTTGTGGGGCATAAGTAATCGGAACACGAATATTTAATGGATTGTTTATATTATCTGGATTTTCATGACTAACATAAACATTATTAAATAATGCGCCAAATCCCACAACCATTTTTCTTAAACTTTTATTGTAAAATTGCGTAAACATAATTTTTTAATCGCATTCAGCAAAAGGGTTATTGGGATCGAAAGTATATCCTGCGGCTTCTGTTTGAAGTATATCGTTAGACCCAGCTGTTGTGCCTAGGCCATTGTTTAGTGGGATGATGTTGGAACCAGAAAGCCCTCTTGTATTTGATACAAGAGCATCAACCGCATCAATAGATGTAGACATTTTTTCGTAACTGTAAGTAAAGAGTTCTGCTGTTATAAAGTAAGAATACAATCTTCCAAGTGGATAAAAAGGATTTTCGTGTTCTACAAAGTTTATTTCAAATAATGATTTTGAAGGTGGAAAATAAATTAAATCGCCTTCGCGGGGTCTTGTGATTGAACTGTTTTTATCTGTTACTTCTTGCTTAAATCTTTTTCTAGCAAAAACTAAATTTACTTTGTCTTTTATTTCCAAACCAAACTGAGTAATTACATCATTTCCTTCAAAGCCTTTAAATGATTGAAGATACATTTCTAAAACATATGCATTGTCAAAATAAGAACCAGGGTCTTCACCAAAAATTTTATCAATCGAAAGATAGTCTCTTGGAATGTAGTAACAATCCACACCAGTAGCTTGAATAATTTCAATAGTTATTCCTTCTACTAAATCTTGTTCACCTTGATAATTTTGAAAGTATGGGTTTTTCAAAGTTTATCCTATAAGTGGATCAGGTGGCAATTCTTGAGTCTTAGTCAGCATTACTTCAATCGTATTGAGTTCATTTACCGCTTCAGCCATGATTGCCGCAGCATTAAGCTGCGCCCCACCGGGTAGTGGAACTCCAGCAAATTTCATTAAATTTTGAGCCCATTGCTTCTTTAAAAGAGCTGTATAGTATTTTTTAAATACTCTGTCTTGCCAAACTTTTTGATATTGGTTTGGATCTATTTGCACATAAGCTTCGACCAATAAATATGAACCAGGAATTAAAGTAGAGTTGTCCATATCCAAAGTTAATCTATCTGTTGTTCTTGTATAAGTGTATGAAACTGGATAATTAAAAACATCATTTACAAGTTTCAAATAACTCATTGATTCCATATAATTGGCCATTGGACCAATGTTTAATCCACCTTGATTAAAATAAAGACCAAAGAAATCAAAAAGGGTCAATTGGTAACGCAGATCAAACATATAATCACCAGAAACATCAGATGGTCTATAGACTTTAGTGATTGTTCTTATGTCGGTTGCAAGGGGCCAATCACCAGTAACACCTGTTGTTGGATCATATTTTGGCTGGGCGCCCACAGCACTTCCAAATGTTGTAGTATCAAAATATTTGTTAGCAACATCGCTTTGAGATATTTGATACAAAAATAAAGCTCTTTGATTAAAATCAAAATGCCTTTCATACATATACTCCAGCGCTTCATCTAAACGGTCTTGAGCCTGTTGGGGATCTATATTTACTTGAATAACCGGAGCACCAAGTGATCTAAAACAGTAATCGATGAATTCTTGACGGGTTGTTGCTGCCATAAAATTATTTATGAATTTTCAATTATTTTATTAATTTTATCAAACATCTCTTCTTTTTGTTTGTTAACAGAAACTGTAAGTTGTACTTTTTGAATATTTTGAGGATCCATGTTTTCTACTTTTCGTTTTCTGCTAATGCTTTCTTCGGGGGAGTGGGGATCATAATTTGTAAACCCGGGCATTTTGAGGGGACAAGTTAAATATGGATAATCAAGTTTTGAATATACGCCTGGTTCTCTCAAAAGCCATGTGTGTTTATGGTCACCGCAACCACAACCACCACAATAATAAAAATTTGATTTACTGCTTTGTTTCAGCATATGGCATGGTGAAAGATTGTCTAAACCAAAGCAGGAAACATATCTTAATTTTTTAACATCATCACCAATTTTATTATTGTCTTTGCCCCGAGAGGCTATAGACATAGCAAACATCATAATTTTTGTTATCATGGAGTTTCGTATATAATATAAGTTCCAGCTGGATAAACTGATCTATTTAAAAATGGTTTATATTTTTCTGGAACATTTGCCCTAACAATCATAAAACCAGGACTTCCTGTTTGAACTTTGCATTGTGAAATTGGAAGATTTAAAAGTGTAGTTAAAACATATTTTACAGAATCACAACTACCTTTTATATTAAAATAATTTTCATCAACATTTAATGCAAATTTTTTAATATTTGGAAGCAAATCATTTAAGTCTGAGGTTGAAGAAAAATCTTCATAAGGAAAATATTTATCAGCTAAAGCTTCTAAAAATTTATTTTTAATAGAAAAAGGGCATTGTATATTTTCCCAATCAACTTTACCACCATATCCATAATCTTCACTAAAAAGCCATCTTAGATAAGATTTTACTATTTGGACAATCAATACGTTTGAAGAATCTTGTTCTGCTTTTTTATAAATCCAATTTGGAAATAAAGATTTAACTGTTAGTTTATCGCCAAACCAAGGATTTCCTGAAAGATTATAAAAATTAGAACCAAGAATAGCCTGAACAGATTCGACCATCTGTTTTATTTTTATCTCTAAAGAAACTTGAATTTTGTTAAATAATAAAATCATTTTTTATTGAGAATAAATTACGTTAATTCCCGCAACGGCTCTTTCTGCAATATAAGTCATAAGTTGGGATATTATTGTTGTGTCAGTAACACCATCAACATATACTTTTATTGTTGATGGTTCATCTGCGTTTGCTACAGTAACATTAGACTCACTTGCTATAACTATTCCAGAAGCAAGAATTGCAGTTTTAAAGTCATTTAATGTGACACACCTGTGTTGTGCAGTAGCAGCAAAATTAACTTTTGATCTAGCCAATCCAACAGAAAGGTTATCGTAACCTCCAGTCGGAGTGTTTATTGTTAAAAACCCTAGATAAGAATTGCTAGTTTGTATTGTACTTTCATTGCCAGCTGATCCATCTGATATTACTGCCGTACAAGAAACTGTATAATCTGTAGTTAGATTAAAAGATTCTGGCAAATTTGATGTAACCAAATATCCGTTAACTGTGTTTAATACTGTAAAATAATAACCTGTGGTGGTTAATGCTATATTAGATTTATCAACCTTTTCCCACTGTATCAAATTTCCAGAAGAGTCTACGGTTTTCATTGTAATTGTAGAAGGATCTACAGTTAGCGGCAGTGCCATTGATTGCGTTGTAAAATCCCAGTTTGTATATTCAACTGCCTCCGTACCACAGTAAAAAGTTATTGTGTCAATTGCATTTGCAGGAAGTTCTTCGGTGTTAAAAAACAATAAAGACGATCCGCTTGTGCTAGTTGCTTGAAATGGAGTATATGCTGATAAAGTTGCGCCATATACAATTACATTTCTTGTAGTTGATGCTGATTTTTTAACTTCTAGTAAAACAGACGAGTTCGAAGCTAAACCAACAATAGAGGGCAAAAGTGTAGCGGTACTTAAAAAAGATTCTTTATAACCCATTTGGGCATAAATTCCATTGTATGCAGTAGCTGTAGCCAAAATATTTACAAGCATATTTACCGCACTGGCTTTATTTTCATAATCTAAATCTGCTAAAGTCGGTTCTGATTTTAAAAATGTAGTTAAAGATTGAACAATATCATTGTAATCTAAAGAAGCTACATCTAAATTTTTAAAATTTAAAGTCATTGTAATGGGACCTCAATTGTGCATTTCATTTTTTGTTGTTTTAAATACTCTGATTTTTCAAATGCAATGTCTACTATTATTTTTGTATCATCAATATACGAAATAAAAGTTTTAACATTGTTTATTTCTTTTATAGCGTCTTCTATATAATTTTCTAAATCTGTTTCAGTAAAACTTTTATTGCTAACTGGATCAAAAATAAGATTATAATAGTTAGACCCCAAATAAGGACTTGACGGCAATTCTCCCTTTTGTGTTTTACAAACATTTTCAATTTTTTGAACAATAGAGTTATACCCACTAACAACTCCTATATCTTTTTTAGAAGCTACAGTGCTAACTTTATATCCCAAAATATTAAAATCTCTGTACGTTGCCATCCTAATATTTAGTAAAGCAATTCGACGGCAGTAACGGAAGTTTCTCCAACTCCACTGTTTGTACATGTATGTTTTGTAGATAAAACATAATACTTTTTGCTTAAACTAGATGTTGATGTAGATGTGCTATATCCGCTTATTGCATTTACAGCAATATCAATAACATTTCCCGGTCTAAGTTTTAAATCTGCAGCTACAACTAAAGTTACTTTTGGACCATATGTAATTGCATCCAAAAACCTTTTTCTTTTTATTGGAGTTTCTTTTGGTGTATTCCAAAACGTAGCAACATTTAATCTTAATTTTAAATAATCAAGATATTTACTTCCAATTTCAGGACATTCGCAGCTTATTATTGAGTCAGGAGCAGCCCAAAAACAACCTTTCCAACTTGCTCCAAGATCGCTTTCTATTTTTTCACATTCTGGAGACTTTTCACCAATTAAAGGACTGTCAATTTGGTTTGGCTGTGGGTCTATTAAAGATGGCGGACCAGACCAATTTGGATTAAATCCTGTAATGTTATCCACAATGTCTTGGACTTTAGAACCATATAACTCATTTGCTAAACAATCTTCGTAACTTAAAGCACCGGTTGTCAAACCTCTAGTAATAAAAGGATTAGCACATTCATAAGTTGAACGCGATCCGGGTGGGTATATTAAAGTTTGCACCTCGGTGGCATTTACTGTTTTTATTTGTTGTGCAAAGCCGTCAAATCTTTCTGCCATAAATCTCCTTAATTATGTAACCTCATTGCATTTACCGTCTGTAATATTAGATAGTTCAAAGCAATACAAATATTTTCCCTCAGAAGCTTTTATATATTCCAATAAACGGTCTCTGTCTGCACCAATTGCACTTTCATAATTTTTAGAATTTAAAATAATTTGTATATATGGTATTTTTCTCATTAATACAATATGCAAACAGCTAGATTGATTTTGAAAAGTTTCAAGTTCGCCTGTATCGTTGCCAACAGGTCTATAAGTTATCGAACCATCAAAAACAGGCTCATTTAAATTTTCAGCATACCACCCCGGACCATAATATTCTAAACTATTTTTTCTTTCATTTAAATTAATTGCCAAAGTGTTAAGATAATTATTAGAACCCTCATCCATCTGACTCCAGGGACTATATTCTGGATAATTAAAATTATCAAAATTAGTTATTTCACTTGGAAGGTTTACACCTATCCGTTTCCACCTATATCTATAGACTAAAGGTTCATTATTGACACCAGTTACATCATTATTTACATCTTGTTCCCATCCTGTAATACAAGCAAAAAAAGTTTCCTCTTCTTCAATTACAGGTTTACGCAAACAACAAAGAACATAATATACAAAGTTTTGAATTTCAATATCTCTTATTTGATCCAGTTTTGCTGTATCTGTTTTTGTATCATTTCTCAGTTTATAAATTTTTTGTAAATTTGTATTTGGACCATTTATTGTTCCAGATGTAGACGACCCCTGGTTTGGGTGGACTGGAGTCATATCCCACATATTTTTCCACATTTCCGGATTGTCAATGAATGGATATGGATCAGCAACTCCCATTAAATTTTTATTTTCATATGCATTTTTGTTTCCATATTCCATTCCTAATAGTGTTGAATTGGAATAAGGGGTAAAAGAATCATTTTGTTGATAGTAGCCGAAGTGTTTTCTTTCATACTCCAGATCACTTAAACCAATAGTACCAGAAAGATTGGACACCACACCAGATTCAGTAACAATTTCGATATCGTATTTTTTACCATCATCTAAAAATTGATGATTTATTAGTAAAACTTCTTGAGTTTCTGTTGATGCTGCTTCGGGTTTATTTAAAATTTTTGGTGTTTTTCTAATGTAGTAATATTGTCTATTTAAATATTGTGCTGCTGGTGCTGTTGTAAAAACATAAATCTTTTTTCTTCCAGCACTGTTTGTTGGGGTATCTTGTGGAAAAATTGCATAAGACCCATACGTAGATTCGCCAGATGCATTTTCAGTAAAATATTTAAAATTTATTTGATTATTGAATCCAGTCCAAAATAAAAATCTTGGTTTCTTGCTTGTATTTTCACAAGCCAAGCTAGTAATATAATTCATATATTGAATTGGGTTTTCGCTTAATTCTTCAATTTTTTCTTTAAGTGGATTTATTGGTCTATATGTAATAACATTAGAACACTTTTTATTTCCCCAATTTATTAATTTCACAGCATCCACACCACTATTCAAACCCGTGCTAATTTTTATTTTATCTGTTAGTGTTTCTAAAAATGTTTCTATATTTAATACTTGAGGAAAAGTATAAGATGACACTAAATTGGTTGTAGAAATATTTTGATTTACAAAAAACAATTTATTTGTAAAATTAATTCCAACAAAATTTTCTTCTGTTTGAGAAGCTGCATTATTTAAATAAGAAACACCACTGATATAAAATGTTTCTGCTGGATCTCCATTCAAATATTCAATGACAATTTTTTTGTCAATTGGATTTGTTGATAATCTATTGACAAATGTTACCACATCATCTAAATCCCTAACAGTTAGACACCCACTAGGAAACAAATCAAAAACACTTTCACTAAATTCAATTTTTTCAAATTGACAAATCGTATTTGGGCGTGTTATAACCAAAGAACCGAGGCTGATACTTTTAATTGGTGAAGATAAAGGATTTGTAGGAGAAAATGTCATAATTAAACGATATAGTTTTGTTCAACTTTTGTAAAATTTAAAGAATTAAATGTATAAGGTAAAAAGTATTTTATATTTGTATCTGTAGTTTGAGCCGCTTCTTTATAAGTTATTGCCTGACTTACACCAGGGAGGCCAAAGTTTTCTCCGGATGTAATAGGCAAATCATCTTCCAATGCACCAAATACTTGTAAATTGCCAAATGTTTTGTATTTAACTTCTTTTGTTGCATCTGTCTGTGTTTGAATATAATTGATTTTATTTGTAGCACCTCCATACGTACCTTTGTACGAATAGGTGCTACCATTTACTATAAAATTTACATCTTGATTGAGACCAAATGAAATGCCACCATAAGTTTCTACAATTGTATTTTTGGTAAATGGGTTATAACTTTTTACAAAACCAAATCCACCTGTTAAGCTAAAATTTCCGGTTGACCCATATTGCCAAGTTGGACCAGAGTTTGCAATATATGGTAATACCAAAGAACCTTCAGTTACGATTACATCTTGATTTGTTAAAGTATTTATTGTACTAATTTCTGAATTAATGCTGTATTCATCTAATAAATCAACTGTGTCTGGACTCAACAAAGTAAATGGATTAAAAGTATCATTGGCATATAAGAAAAGCCAATAACTTTCGATATCGGAATAAACAGTATTAGCAAGTTCTAAAAGAGTTGTATTTGACGATACATCAATTAAAGCAGTTTCTCTATTTTTTGAATCTAAAACATAATAAGAAGATATGTCTGTAACCTTTATATCTCCCAGTTCGGTTGTATATTCTATTTTCGGTAAATTTTTTGAATAATTCATCTAATACTCACTATTACAATATTATTTCAGACTTCGATTGCAATCCACCCTGACCACCATCACCAGAAATATTTGGATTATATGTACCAGTTTCAAATTCTCTAAATGTTAATCCTAGTAAAGTAAGATTTGATCTACCATTTGGCAAAGTTCTTACAACAGAATCGGCAGCATCACTATATTTAACAGTCATTGAAGTTAATACTAGTGGCATTGGTTCTCCAAGCCAATCTGCAGTATAATTAAGATCATTTTCCAAACCACTTTGTCCTAAAGGTCTTCCTCTAGAAACTCTTAAAGTCCAAATTGGCTGTGGATAACTTCTTTCAGGTAAACCTGGAACAATTTGTGGATAGGATGCTTTTCTAAAACTGCCAACAATTCCCCTGACAGCTTCACTTTCTGCTTCAGATTTAGGAACAAAAATATATTCAAAATTATATTCTTTTCTTGCTTCGGAAACCATAGTCGCTTCTGTTACGTTAGAAAATCTCCTATAAGTTGTGGTAGCATACATATATTCATTTTGAAATTTTGCTGGATCTATGATTCTATTCCACAAAAGTTCAAAATCACCACCAGAGTTATTAAGTGCAGCCATAGATAAAACTGGGCCCACTGGATTTGTACCTTCACCAAATTCGTGACGAACTGTATAACCAGGTTCTTTGGGCAAAGGCAAAACAATTTGCACTTGTGCTCTATTGTAAATGCCTGATCTGGTTCTGTCTGCAGCTTGCAAACTATAAGGAGCTGCAAAAAATCTTAACCAATGTGGTATTTCCTGTGCAGGATCACTACCAGAAATTGGATATTGGTATATTGTTGCTGCCATTATATTACTATTTAGTGAAAATTACCTAAATAATTTTATGGCATATAAAACATTATTTAAACCCAAAAATGTAAAAAAATATATTGGTGATTCCAATAATATTGTATGCCGATCTTTGTGGGAACGACGTGTTTGCAAATTTTTAGATGAAAACAAAAACATATTAAAATGGTCTTCTGAAGAAATAGTTATTCCATATTTAAGCCCAATAGACCAAAAGATACACAATTATTATCCCGATTTTTTAGTTCAATTTAATGATGGAAGTAAAGTAAAAACTTGGTTACTTGAAGTAAAACCATCAAAACAATTGGTATTAAAAGAAAATAGCAGCAAAAAAGAAAAAATTACATGGATTGTAAATACCGCAAAATGGGAAGCTGCAAAAAATTATTCTTTAAAAAACAATATGGAATTTAAAATTTTAACAGAAAAAGAAATATTTACTAATGCCAACGCCAACTAATCCAATAACTTCAATTAAAACATATTTTGAAAACCATAATGGTTTACAATTGGCAAATAGATTTTCCGTCTCCTTTGCTGGATTACCCGGAGGTATTTCTATTGGTGATAATTCTGATGGGTTTGTACAGGCCGAATATATGGCTTTAGGACCAAGAGCACTAAACACTGTACAAGACAATTTAAATGGTTTTGGTTTTGGTAGGTTTGTGCCAAGAAGCCAAGATTTACTTAGCGGTGGATTTGGTGTTCAATTAATATTTCCCGTAACAAATGACCATCATCTTATTAAATTTTTTAATGATTGGTTTTCTTACTTTTATAAAAGCCCCCGCCAAGCTGGTGGTAATCCTTTAAATGTATATAAAATTCCATATTACAATGATGCAGTAAGGCCAGTCACAATGACTGTAAATATGTTAAATCCAAATGGTGGTGTTAATAATTCAATAACATTTTATGAAGTTTTTCCTGTAGAGACACAACCAATAGAAATGAGTATGGCCTTTACCGATAAATATTTAAAATATGCTGTTACATTTGCATACAGAGATTTTGTTCAAACTATAGGAATACAAACACCCAGTAGCCCTGAAGGTTAATAGTAATTATGGATAAAGATGATATTAAAACATTGATAGATTCATTAAGTCCCACTTATGAAACTATTTTGCCTGTTTCAGGAAAAACAGTTTTATTTATTCCATTTAAAGTTAAAGATGCAAAAAACATCTCAATTATTTTAAATGAACAAAATAAAAAACTTTCATTAATTGCAATGGTAAATTTGCTAAAGGCAAATACAAAGGGAATTAATATTGAAGAACTTTGTCTTGCAGATGCAGAATACTTGTATTTAAAAATAAGATCTAAAAGTGTTGGCGAACTAATAAATATTAAAATTGGTGAAGAAAAATACAATATAAACATTGATGATATCAAATGCCGCAATACCCCAACAGAACAAAATTTGTTAATAAAAGATGGTGTTTATGCTGTAATAAAAACACCACAAATAAAAACAATACTAAATTCTGATTTTAATGACGAACACTCAGTACTTAAAAAATACATACACACAATAATAATAAAAAATGAAATATTTAATTTAAGTACTTTTGTTCCTGACACTCTAAAAGAACTTATAGAAAATTTACCATATTCCTTAATCAAGGATATTCAAGAAATATCAAAAAAACAACCTGAACTATATTTTTCTATTCCAGCAAAAGATGGAGAAAGAGAGGTGTCAGGTACACTAAATTTTTTTACTTGGCTTCAAACTTCATAGACCTATTTGACTACTACAAAACTAATTTTTCATTGATAAATTATTACAAATGGTCAATCGAAGATATTGAAAATATGATGTTTTGGGAAAGAGAAATTTATATAAATCTTTTGGCTGAAGAAAAACAAAAAGAAAGTCAATTAAAAATGTCACAGCAATTTGGTAGGTAAAATATGGAAGCAAACAATACGGGATTACCGGAACCAACAAAAGAAACTATAAATGTTGAGCAAGTAGTTCAAAATTATTTAATTGAGCCAGATATGCTTTTTTCAAATACAGAAAAAGCAACAACAACATTAGGCGAAGTTAAATTTTCAGAAGAAGATTTAAAGCAGTCAAATGTAAACAATAACTTTCAAAACTTGTCTGCCAGTGGCCAATATATACCACCATTCAACAATTCTGCCAGTTTAAAATTAACAGCACCATCAGTTGTTTTAGAAAAGCCAATTGAACCTCAAAATGTTTCAAAAAAAGAATTTCAAAATGTTTTAAATCAGTTGACTGGAACTATAAATCCTGCACTTCAAAATCTCTATAGTTCAGTATCTGCTGTAATGGAAAAGGGTAAAGATCCAAAAGGATTTACAGAAATTAGACCAACATATAATGGTGATGCATTTTTCTTTGCTGACGAAGTAAAAAGAACAAGTCAAAAATTTTTATGGTCATAAAAAAAGCCCCTTTCGGGGCTTTTCTCACTCATTCTCCATTTCGGAGAAGTATTGCAGTGGATCTTTTTCCTCTGCTTCTGTAATTGATGGTTCCTCTACATCATCCTCAACACTCTTAGATTCATTGTATTGAGAACGAATATCATCACCAACAGCTTTCTTGAATCTCTCTTTAAGTTCATCAAAGCTCTTAAATTGAGACTTATCAATAAATGGCTTGAGAGGATATTGCTTTTTCCAAAGCTCCTCAAGTTTCTTATCGTCACCACCAAAAAGAGGTGCAGGTGATGCAAATTCACTTCTATCGTAATTTACATATCCACCAACGTTTCGGATCTTTAGCTTAAAATCAGCTCCAGTCCAAAAGTTAAATGGGTCTACAGCAACTTCATCTTGAAATTCCGGGTGAGCTAGACTTTGGATTTTTTGAAAAATCTTCGTGCCATATTGGTATAGGAACACCTTACCCTTGTTTTCTGGATTTGCAGGATCTTCAATTACCAAAATATTAGAAATGTAAGTTAGCTTACGCTTACGGTTCCGAGCGATGTTTTTATCATCTTCGATACCGCTATTCCAAAGTTCGGTGTTTGCTGCACAAACTGGGCACTTTTCACCAATAGTCGTGGGGCAGTTTTCATAAAGCCATCCACCCTTGCCCTTGAATGTGTGACTATAAAGAGAAACAAAGGGGGTATCTTCGCCAGCAATTTCTGGAAGAAAACGGATAACCGCATAGCCGTTACCTGCTTTATCGATACCGGGCTTCCAAACCCTTTCGTCTTTATAGCTTTCCTTGGAGGTCATCTTTTCAAGACGCTCTGTTAAATTTGCGACTGAGTTCTTACTTTTCTTTTTAAAATCTGAAAAACTTGCCATATTAATATCCCGAGGATCTACCTCGGCCTTTCTACTTTAATTATAAGCCAACTAATATGTTAGTCAATTGGTAATTTTGGCTTTTTTTTATTTTTTAAAATATTGAGCATTTTACCTTCTTGCTCAATCTTTTCGATAATAGGTTTAGTTAAAAGTTTACCAGCAGCGGTAGGATCTATTCCCATTTCCTCGCTTAGTTCTAAAATACAATCCATAAAGGATAATTTTGTTTTTAAAACTCTTTGTAATACTTTATTTGAAAATTTTTCTTTTGCCGAATCATCTATATACATGTGTAATCCTTATATTAATATACGGGCTAAACTAAAAAGAGCAATCATTATTCACTGCTAAATATTCTAGAACTATTTATAGGATAACAAATGGCTTCTGACAACAACGAAAACATTATTATTGAAACTTCTGGTCTTACTGCTGCAATTGCTACAGACGTAGCACAATTTGCTGGTGTAACAGCCCACTATCAAATTTTTAAACTAGCATATGGAATAACTGGTGTAGCTACTTTAGCTTCATCAACCAACCCACTTCCAGTTAGTTTCGGAAGCGGACTTACAGCCACAATTTCTGGATTTAGTGGTCTTGTAACAGTACAGGGAACCGGTGGTGGTTATCCTCTTCCTGTTAGCGGAACAATCATAGCAACAGGCTCTACTGCATCCCCTGTATTTGTTAAAACATATACAGGTAGCCAAATAGAAATTACTGGTGGTAAATTATACACAACTGCAGACTCTATTTCTTGCTACGGACCCTCTGGAGCCACATCTATCTTTGTAAAGTTAGTTGGTTCTACCGGATGGTCAATAGGAACAAATGGTGATGCACTAAAAGTTTCAATCACAGGAGCCACATTTGAAGCTACCATTCCAGCTACTGTAACTGTAGCGGGTATTTCTGGTGCTACTGCCGTTGCTGTTACCGTAGGAAATACAGTTGGTATTTCTAATACTCAAATTACAGATGGCATAACTGCTATTTATGGCCAAGTGGTCGGCTTAAGAACAGATTTTAGTGCTCTTGGAGTTGGAAGAGCAACCACATTTAAAACAGGTAGAATTTCTCCAACATCAGCTGCAGTTCTTCAAATGGACAGTTCTGGGTTTACTTGCTTGGCTGGTATCAATGTAAAAGCTCTTTCAACAAATACAGATTTTATATATCTCGGAAATACATCTGGCTTGATTGGATCCTCTTATGGGTATGCTTTAGATCCTGGTGAGGATGTATTCTTAAATATTCAAAATACAAATAAAATATTTGCAGTATCAAACACAGGCACACAAGTAATCACATACATGGCCTCATAATATGTTGTCTTATGCATTAAATGCTTGTAAAACACTTATCAATTACGGAACCAATATACGAGGTTCTACATTTGATCCAAGCTTTTCACAGGGATTTATTTCTTCAAAACCAAATGTATCCTTAATAGGGTCTAGTTGTTTTATAGACTATACTGGCTCTTTTAATATTTCTGATTTAACTTATCTTAAAAAATTATTTAAAAACACTCCGGTTGGAACGACTTTTGCATTTTCAGATGCTTCTTATTATGATCCCAATTATGAATATACTGTAGATCCAAGTGGTGTGTTTCGTTTTGAATCTTTGACAGGCAATGATAAATTAATAGTCGGGGGTGTACAATCTGGATTTACAAGTTTAACAAACTATAAATTTTATAATGCAAATAACTTTGTAAACGCCCCTCAATATAGTTCTGGATATAGTGGTGGTGCAACAGCGCACAATTACATAGAAAATAATTTAACAATTAATGCTGGTAAATCTTTTATAAGTCTTGGTATAATTGGAAATCAATTTGGCAAAGAAGAATACGTAGAAGTTGGTGGCTCTTCCACCAATACAGGAAAGCTAAAAATTGATTCAGTAATAAAATTAAAAGATAACCGCGAACTTGTTTATCTGACTTCTACAGCTCAAAATGAAAATTTAGCAATATCGGGGATTACTTATAACCATTATTTGCGCGGAAACGCCAACCCAGAGATTTTATCAAAAAGCCGAAGACAAATAGGTTGCTACGTTGTTTATGATTCATTGGGCAATCAAATTAGTTGTTTTGAAAATCAAAACCAACTTCAAGCATTTTTGAGATCTCAATATGAAACTTCAACTTATACGGCTGAATGGGTTCCATCCCTATCATGTTCAAGACTTTATGATATAGGATTTAGTGCCTCTACTGCCGATAAAGCATTGCCTTACGATGCTTCGGTATTCGTTTACATAGATCAATTTACGGCTGGAAATTACGATCCAAGTGGAAATTATAATGAATCTTATGTTTATTTGTTAAAAACAAACAATGGCGAAAATGGAGCCTTGCAAGTTACTAGTGAATTAAACTTTACAATAGATACCGGATTTAAAATCGATCTTAGTCACCCTTCATTGAAAGGATTTGCTGTAAATTATTACATAGACCCAGCAAAATCTGTTCCAATGACAGAAAACATTTACTTGCTCGGTGTACCCGGTTTTGATCAGTCGGGCATTTTGTATACTAAAACAGAAACAAGTTCACGTTCAATTTATATTGAACTTGTTGGTCCAACTTTATTAGGACTGCAAGTTACAATACAATAAAAAAAACCCCCGCCGAAGCGAGGGTCTTTCACAAACCGTCTTTTTATTATCGTGAGCGATTTCGCGCTACACGATAATAAGTACGACCATTACGAAGCTCGCGAACTACAGTGTAGTTCATATCAAAACGATCAAATGCCTCACGAAGGTCATGCATCGTTGCACGCATATTTCCAACTCGGAAACGCTTGCGAGCTTCGCATGCACTCAGAGGCGTCCCTCTGCGCATATAATCAAAAACTCTTTGAATCTTGGTCGGACGGTCAACATTAGTAATCTCCATATGGTTCCTTTCTAAAAGAGATAGACCATTATGGCTTAATATTTTTGTATGTCAAATATTATTTGGTATTTTTATCAAATTGTGTGTAAATAATGTATCTGCCAAAAATTTAGATATTTCGTTATCAGATGGATAATGCAGACCTGCAACGTATCTACTATAAGCCATATCGTTACAAAATTTGTTTATTTCTAAACTTTTTTCTGGTTTAAAATTTGTTAAAACCTTATTAACTATAAATGAATCAAGTGCGTGTCCAGAAGGATATGCGGGGTGCATAGCTTCCGATGGCACATTGAATTTAAGTTGTATTCCATAATAGGGAGCAATTTGGTATGGTCTCGCTCTATTAAAATGGTTTTTCAGTAACATTAAAATTGGATCGCTTTGATTAAAAAGTTTATGAAAAAATTGTGTTTTTAAATTTAATCCTAAAAATGTTTTGCAAAAATTGACATAACATTTTTTTTCATCAATTTCTGCATTTATTGCAAATTCAATTTCTTCTTTTGTTGCATTTGCAGTAACTCTCTCTAAAAATAAAAGTTCATTTATAGTCTGTTCACTGGAATTTTTTGGAGGCTTCATTGCAAAAAATTGATTAATTATTCCCGTAGCAAAAAAATAACCAATAATTGGATCTGCGCAAGTTATTTTAGATTTATCATCGTACAATAAATCGCCATAAACTATTGTGTCAATGGCATTATTTGGTGTATTATATCTATTGTCCAACATATTAATATCTATATACTAAATATTGTTGACTGAGGAGGTTTACGTGGCAAAGACCCACCATCAGTTTGTAAGATTTGTGAAACAACATCTTGCAGAATACGGCATGAAACTAATCATTGGCCGTGGAAAGCTCGTCAATACCGGACACGGTCGATGTGAAGGCTATTTCAATGAAATTGAAAAAGTAATAAAAATTGCCGGTAACAACCAATATTTTTTGCAAACTTTAGTCCACGAATACGCCCACTTTTTGCAATACATAAACCAAGTTCAGGTTTATACAAAGTCTGACAAAGCGGGATTAATTGTAGAAAATTGGTTTAACGGCAGAGAATATAACAAAAAAACCTTAAAAAGAGCCTTTTTGCTTGTTAGAGCAATGGAAAGAGACTGCGAAAAGCGTGCTTTAAAGTTGATTGATGAGTTTAATCTTAAAATTGACAAAAAACTTTATGCAAAGCGCGCAAACTGTTATATCTACACCCATTTTTTGATGGAAAAAACCAGAAAATATGGAACTTATAAGAAAAGCCCATACTTTAGCAAGTATGTTCTCAAAATTATGCCATCAAATATGGCAGTTTTGAGTCACAGATCTATTCCACCCAAAATTTACTCAATATTAGAGTCGTTTACTCTTTGAGATTTTAAGTATTGTGGTATAAATTTGGTAAATTTTTCATTACCATAAGGCCAACGGTCATCTTTTTCCATAAAATTGTAATGAACTAATGAGTCTATGTGCTCTTCTAGCATTTTAAGAGTCACATCATCCACATTCCATTTTATTTCTGTGTCTGTCTCTATGGAAGGTTTTTCTGCTGACCTATGTTCAGCAACAGCGAGATCGGAAATTTTTGCAATATTTCCAAGAATTTCCATGGATTTGGCGCATTGATAAAAAAGATCCTTTTTGACTGGATCTTCTTCTTTGCGAGCCAAGTTGCGAATTTCATAAACTAGCTCTGGGATTTTCATAACAACTCCTTATTTTTTATGAGCTTGATTAAATACAATGAAGTCTATCGGAACATCCTCTTGATTTTTATTTGCTCTTTTTTTTGCTGAAACAAATTCTCTGTCGGTCAACAGTAGCGGGGTAACTTCCCCAGTGGAATCCACGTGCGCTGCAAAATAATAACTGTAGTTTTCTGTAGGTTTTCTTTTTTTGTTTATTATTTTCTTTTTGTTTTTCATTTCAAAGTCAATAGATACTTTGTTTTTTGGACTGTTGCCAGTATCTCATCTCTTATATTCAAAAGAGCTGTTTGATGTTCATCAATTTCTTTTGGTAAACCATTTATCAAATAATCTTCAAAAGAATCTAAAATTGTTTTAGGATCAATGTCTTCCGGTCCATTAAATTCTAATTGTTTTATATTATAAATCTCACCTCTCCCATAAACACCAATATAGGTTTCAGTAAAGGTATCTAAAAGATCATCTATGGCTTCATATGCTTTACCCAATGCTTGGTGTGCTGGATAAGATTGTGTACCCCAGTGATGGAGTCTTAATTCATTTTGAAAGTTTAATATTATTTTTATGCATGACATAACAATACTATTTATGATAAATAATTACATGCGATTAAACAATAAACAATTTAAGAACGTGTTGCAAACCATAACTTTAGTTGAAGGCAATTTTGGTCACGGTTTTGCTGATTCAAAAATTACACCAATTAGTACCAAAGCTTCGATGGACAATATTATTGGTAGGGTTTTATCAGATCAATCAATACCGATTAAATCAGAAATTGTAAAAGCATTAGAAAATTTAATTGATTCTGTCACATCAATTCAATATCCCCCAGACACAAAAGAATACGCAATTGAATTGGGCAGATTAATAAAAACTAATGTACCATCTCATTTACAAGGTGATGTTGTAGGATTGCTTTCAAGAAAGCTCAATAGTGATATTAGAGATGCAATTTTTAAAGGATACAGTGCATAATGAAAAAATTAGAAGATACAATTCGCGAATTGCAAAAAAAATATAAAAACAAACCATCACCTTTAAGTGAAAATTATCAAAAGTTTGCTCCAAATGTAGTTCCACAGCAAAATGCAAAACCTGAAGATGCAAGGTCTTTTTTGTTGGGCGACTTTAAACCAACTTCAAAATCATGGTGATTAAAACAAATAATTTAAAAGAAACTGAAATACTTTTAAAGCCTGAAAATAAAAATTTAGAAAACGAAATAAAAACTTTATTTAAAGAAATAGAAGAAATTAAAAAAACTCCATTTCATGATGTTTTTGTTTATATACCAAAAGAATTTCCAAAAAACTATTTTTATAAATTTTTAAAAGAAATAAAAATAAAAGAAATAAAAACAAATAAAGATAATTTTTTGATTAAAATTTAATGAGTGTATTCCAAAAAAATCCAAATGATGACGATGGGTTTTTAGATCCAATCAACATGGAGGAAAAATATCCTCCACTAGATCCACTATTAAATAAACCATTAAATCAACAATTAGAAACAAATTTAGTAGAAGAACTAGAAACTTCTTTTTTACAAAGCAATTTATTTGATGTTAATAAAAAAGAAGGAAAAAAAGAAGAAGATTATTTAAGTTCAGAATATAGAAAAAACAAATATAAAAATATAACCCAAAAAGATGTTGAGTTTAACAAATATCTCAGAGGAATTTATGGATCTGCCGAAAATTATTTGGAAATGAATAATTTTTTAATTGAAAATAAAATTTACGATCCTACTAGCGACTACTTAGCAGAAGTAGAAATTATAACAAAAGACTCATTTTACAAATCTTCATTTATTTCACAGACTGAAACTGTTTTAGAATTAATAGATGGAGTTTGCACAATAGATTATTTCCAAAAAAATGGAAGTATTGATAGATTAGTTGTGTCACTTTCTGGTGCACATGTACCACAAAATGAATTAAGAACTCGTTTATCTGCTTTTGCTGGATTACAGGGAGAAAGAGTTTTAGTTTGGAATATTGTAAAAAAAGGTTGGTCTTCATTTTATATGTCTAACATGACAAGATTTATTAGAGATGATACTAGTGACGTTAGATAAATATTAATGTGGAAACTCCTTCATCAAAAAAAGACCATCTTTACGCAATACTTTTTCGTGAATCTAAATTAATAATTTCTAATTATGAAAATTATTTAAGAGATAGACTATCTTCAAAAGAATTAGCAGAAAAAATGTTGTCTTTGAGAGATGCTATTAAAAAAATAGAAGAGTTCAATAAAAATAATTGACTAATTCTTTTTGTGTGACATAGTTTGTACGATGATTGTAAACTACGAACCAAAACTAGATTATTCTGATGTTTTGATTGTTCCAAAAACATCAAAAGTAAAATCCAGAAAAGAAGTTAGTTTAGAAGCGACTACCACTTTTAAATGTGGCTCTTCTTGGAGCGGTGTACCCATAATGGCTGCTAACATGTCTACTGTTGGTACGCATAATATGGCATTGGCTTTATCTGAATACAAAATGATTACTTGCCTTAAAAAAGGTGGTGATTACTATTCTAGTTTTGCAACCAGCTATCCAGAAAAAGAAAAATATGTTTCACTTACGCTGGGTTTGGACGCTGATAGTAAATTGTTTGTAGATACCGCAAATATAAAAGATCCAACATTTGTTTGTCTAGATGTAGCCAATGGTTACATGGTTGAGTTTCACAATTTTACAAAGAAAGTAAGAGAAAAATGGCCAACTTCAATTTTGATTGTAGGGAATGTAGTAACCCCAGAGGGGGTAGAGGCATTGTCACTAGCTGGAGCAGACCTCGTAAAAGTGGGAATTGGTTCGGGGTCGATGTGTCTGACACGCAGAGTCGCAGGGGTGGGGTATCCACAGCTCTCTGCGGTACTAGAGTGTGCACCAATAGCCGAAGCATTAGGTATTGGGATCGTTGCTGACGGTGGTATTATATACCCTGGTGATTTTGCTAAATCTTACATCGCTGGATCTGCATTTGTAATGGCCGGAGGAGTTTTTGCAGGTCATGATGAATGTGGTGGAGAAATCCGCCACGGAGATCACGGTGAACTAAAAATGATTCATTATGGAATGAGCAGCAAAACAGCAAATGAAAAATATAATGGAGGTCTATCAGATTATAGAGCTTCTGAGGGCAGAACTGTTGAAGTTCCTTATAGAGGTCCTGTAAAAAATACAATCCAAGATATTTTTGGTGGTATTAGATCTGCCTGTTCTTATGTTGGATCATTTAATTTAACTGAACTATATTCTAATGGAACTTTGGTTAAAGTAAATCGAACAATTAATACGGTATTTGAACACAACGAAATATAAATATATTAACCCCACAGGAGATAGCATCTCTTGTCCGACAACTCCCGAAAGGGAGTTGTTTCTTTTTGACAAATGCAGAACTGGGTATATAGTAGAAATCTATGAACATCTTTGTACTTGACAATGACGCCGCTACGTCCGCTCGCATGATGTGTGATAAGCATGTAGTTAAAATGATTCTTGAATCCTGTCAGTTGCTTTCAACCGCACATCATGTGCTTGACGGGGATTCCTTGTACGTAAATACAGGTAAGCGCAAGTACAAAACTTATATTTGTACTAAGAAAAATATTTGCAAAGCAACTATGGTAAATCATCCATGTACTATATGGACGCGTGAAACAAGATCAAATTATATTTGGCTTTGGAGACATGCATATGCTTTGTGCAAAGAATATACCCGCCGATATAATAAAGTTCATGCAATGGAACAAATGCTTATGGATGAACTTTATGATCCGCCATTGAATATTGCTAAAGGTAAAATTACACCATTTGCACAGGCGATGCCAGATCAGTATAAAGATGAAAATGCTGTGGTTGCTTATCGCAAATACTATATCAACGAGAAGGTGCGTTTTGCGAAGTGGAACTACTCTGAGGAACCTGAGTGGTTTTCAAAAAAAGTTTTTTCTCTGTCCGAAGAGTACCTTCCCTTTTAAAAATTTTATAAATGTCATATAAATGACATTTTTTATGTGTTTATATTTGTTATTTTGATTTGTTGGAGTATATTGTATATAACAAAAGGATTACAATGAACGTAAAAGTATTTAGACTCAATTCAAATGAAGAAATTTTAGCTCGCTTTGAAGAAACTGAAACCTCTTATATTCTCAAAGATCCTGCTATTCTTGTACCAATGCAACGTGGACAAATTGGACTTATGCCTTGGTTGATGTATACTAAAGCATCCAAGGGCGTGACAATTCCAAAAACTTATGTTGCATTTATTCTAGATCCTCTAGATGAACTAAAAGAACAATATGATGCAAGTTTGAATCAAGGTATCGTGACCCCAAGTAATAAGCTTGATCCTTCTCCTACGAACAACCCGCCTAAACTGAAGCTGACGTATTAATGAACATTGAGACCGTAATGCAAAATTACATACCCATAGCCAAGCCTCTTTCTATGGCCATGGAAAGACAAAAGAAGCACATTTCTCTTGTCATCTACAAGCGTAAAATTATTGCAATCGGTCAAAATATATTTAAAACTCATCCAGAGAGTGTTCGTCTGGGATATCGTTGTGCTGAAATGCATTCCGAACTTGATGCATTTCGCAAGATACCAAAAAGTCTTTTGGATAAAAAACTTATTCTTTTGAATTTTAGATTTAATAGATTTGGCAATTTTAGAAATTCAAAACCTTGTCCGGTCTGTGAAAAGTGGTGCAGTGAAACTTTTCATAAAATTTATTATACTACCGACGAGGGTCTAATTCGTCTATAAATAAAGAGTGCCGAGGTTTTAATGACTAAAAAAGGTTGCTGCTGTAAAGAAGAAAATTCAAATGTAAAACATTATATTGCTGTAAGATGTTTCGAATATGAAACAGAGTTTTACGAGCAACCAAAAATACATAATGTTTATGATTCTTTTCCAAGTAATTCTAGAATTTTTGGTCTTGGCGATGAACCTGATTTTCCTTATAGAGTAACCGGATTAGATTCTGGAAACAGTTTACTTGTAATAGAAAAAGATCCATCAAGAAAAATTAAATTTATGTTAAAAGGTGGTGGCGGTGGCGCACCATTTGATTCATTTGGCGGCAATGCTGCTTATATTGATTTTAATGTAATTCCATTTAGTGAAAGTAAATTAAATTCAATGTCACTATTTGTTGGTGCTGGTGGCACCGGTGGTCCGCATTTTGATTTTAGAAATACCACACCATTATATGGTGGTGGCCCTGGGTTTGGATTTGCTGGATGGGGAGGAGGTGCGGCTGCTTATGGTGATAGCGTTCAATCTTTACAAGCAGGTGGCCAATATGTTGTTGGTTCTGGTGGCGGTGCGGGAGCAGATATAGATACAAATACCAGATATGGTGGACATGGTGGCGTTTCGGATGGAGAGGCTGGTGATGGTCTGTTTGGCGGAGGTTCAGCATCAAGCACTGCGCCTGGATTGGGCGGCGGTGCTGGAGGATTTGGGGGCGGATTTAGAATTGGTGGCCTTGGATTTAGATTCAGTCCTCCACCATCGTTTCCAGTTAGTGTAGTTGGTGGAGGTGGAGGCTCAGGGGTTTTTGGTGGCGGTGGTGGAGGTTCAAATAGTTCTGGGGGCGGAGGAGCTTCTACCGTAGCTGATATATTTTCTAATAAACCAATTGACAACGGATTCGATGGGACATTCAGAGGTCCCGGTAGTCGCTGTAGTCCGTTTTTTAGTAAAACAATGGATGCTGGTTTGGGTGCTAATAGACCTGGAAGATTTATAGAAAATTTAGATACTGTATATACTTCATTGTATAACGGAGGAAACGCCCAAGCAGCAGAATATCACAGAACAAGGTGGTGTCCTTGTTTTGAAAGCCAAGTATCAAATATTGATAATTCTACTGGTTATTTTTCAAATGGGTTAAACTATATTTGTTTAACAGAAGGACAATATAATCTTATAATTGCCCAGACACTTTCTTTACCAGACTATAATAATATCTTTGCTGCGGGAGCAGGTTATGTAAAAACTTCTTTTGTTTTAAACGGAGCAAGGTATATTTTATTGCCATGGGAAGAGGATATTTATGGTGATCCAACTGCAAATCATTATTATTGCAGCGTAGGATGTGAAAATGATTATATTGCTAATGGAATACCAACAGATGTAAAATGGTACGTTTCAACACAATATAATTTTGCAAATTATTCAGATTCAAGAAATTTTTTCAAAAATCTATACTTATCATATGGTATGGATCTATCCTCAGTAACAAGTTGCTGTGATATTTTTATCGGTGAAAGAATTTGTTTTCCAGAAAATTCATCAAACTGTTCAAATTCTGTAGATCAAGATGGAAATGTATATGGATGTTATTGTCAAAATGTAGAAACACCACCAAAGTATAAATCTATATGCCGTTCACAAGTTTCTACAGATAGTCCATTTATAGCGGTAGATCCCGATTCCCAATTTTATTATCTCTGCATTCCAGCATTTGGTTGGAGCAGATTTGGATCAGAAACCGTAAATGGGCTTTTCAATTATTCTGATGGCATTAATGATGAAAATAAAATAAATTTGGGAAGCGATTTACAATATTTTAGTGATCCACCATCATTAGAAATTGAAGAGTTGAGACAATTGCTTTGTGAGCAGACGCAAACTGGACCTGGTGGCGAATGCAATAAAAATCCAGATCAAGATTGTGTATGCAGAGTAATTGTAAGCCGACCATATGAAGAACAGGATCCCGAAGGAATAAACGCTCCTATTACATTTACTCACACAGGTGGTATAGTTTGTTCAAGAGATCTATATGGATCAGGTCCAAATTCTTGTGAAACATGTCCAGAAGAAACAGCCCAACCACTTCCTCTTGATGATAATACTTTTAGTTTTCAAAAATGCACACAACCTTCTATATGTGAAATAACTGGTTGCTATACAATAGATCCAAGTATACCAAATTGTGGACCAACAAATCCACAACAATGTGGTGAGTGTACAGATCCTTGTTCTGGCGATCCCATTCTTTTGACAAAAAAAGCCTTCGCCACATTTAAAAAATTGTTTTCATTCTTTGAAACAAATTTATATAGAGCAGGCAATCTACTTTTAAATCCAAATACATCAACAGTAAGCAAAATACAAGTACCGCCATTAAATCCTTGCGATGTAATTCCCGGTGAATGTCAATTTGCAGGTACTTTTATTGGTTATAAATCAAAAATTGAAAGAAATAGTTGCCCACCTGATAATTGGATTCAGTCACAAACTTGTAAAGATTGTGGATGTATAAAAGAACAAACACAAACTGTATTGCGCTGCAGTGCAACCGATTTAATAAAAGAAGAAAAATCTTGGGAAACCTGGATGTGTGTTTTGATACAAGAATCTACAGCCAATAATGGTGAAGATTATTATGAAGGCACAGCAATGGAAATTACTTTAAATCCTTGCTTGTTTGCCGGTTTGACACCTGTAGAAGCTTTAGCAAAAGCAACACAACTTATAAAATTAGAAGAAAAATCTATACAAACTTCTTTATGTGGTGAAGAACAAATAACAATAAATGGGTATCGTTTAACTGCATGTCTTCTCTGCTTGGACTTAGCTAGTTCTTCAGCCTCTGATGCAGCTGCATATATAAATGCCTGTGTGGGTGGATTTGCTTATGCAACTGTTTTAGATGATTTGGCCTGGTTTGGTGAAAGAAGAATGAATTGTAATGTATGCGAAGAATTTAAAAAGAGACCCGGTGATATTTTTGAAATAGAATATTCTCTTTACAATGGTGGTGTAAAAGCTACAATTAAATTTAAATCAAAAAAATACGAAGCATGCGTTCTTGTAAAAAGCAACCCAGTCTGCGATACCCAATTGGGAGGCAGTGCTGATGACTGCTATAATTTTGTATTGTCTGAAACAAAAGGCAATATATTTGTTCAATATAAAAGTAACGAAGCTGTGAGTTATCCTGAGTGGGCAAATGGGACTCGTTGGGAATTTACAACAATTTCTGGTGATGGAGAAAACCCAAATTTTCAAGCTTGCGCACCCTTTAATGAACAAATAGGTCCGCAAGACTGTATATTATACAAAAGATCTGATTGTGTTTATAGAAAACCAGATCTTGAAGGGTATACAGGAAAATGTTGTACAATTAACACAAATTGTTCGGACAATGAAATAGAGTGCACAAGCATTAATAGCATTGGAGATTATTGTACTTTTTGTGAAAATCAACAATGCACAAGTTCTGGTAGTTGTTCTACAAATGGAGACGATGCTTGCTGCAATTTAGATCAACCACCAGATTGCCAATATCCTCCATGCACTCCTTTTCAAGGTTGCACTATAATTTCTTCACCAATTCCAAGTGATGTTTGCACTACACAAATAGGATCATTGTTTATTTTTTAAAAACTTTATTTAAATTTTATGAGCTATCAAAATAATACAACTTTAGTTTTACCAAAAGTAGTTACTTGCAAAGAAAAGGGAATCAATCTTCCAGTTATAAATTGTGAACATTGGGAAGCAAAAGATAATTGCAATCCTGTTTGCAAATTAAATCTTGTAGACTCTCCAGATTATAAAAAATGCAAAGATTGCAAAGAAAGAAAACCAATTAAAAGTGAAACTATGGAAAATTATAAAAGAAAAGAGTTTGTTAATATTAATGAAAATGTAAGACAAACTTTAGAAGCACAATCAAAAAAATTGCAAGAAATACAAGAGAAGTTTGCAAAGCAAAAAAAAGAACAAGAAGAAAAAATATTAAATGAAAAATCATTTTTAGATAAAGCAGTTTCATATCTAAAAGCAGAATCATCACAAGCCACACAGGGCAAAATATCAAATAGCAACTTTGAAAAGAGAAAAGAAATATGTATGAGTTGCCCCTTTAAAGTAAACGATGTTCTATTAAAAAATGGAACAACGGCTCACGATTCTGTTGGATGGTGTAAGGGTGGATGCGGCTGTAGTGTTGGTTCCGAAAGAGCCGCCTTGTCAACCAAACTTTACATGCCAACGTTATCTTGTCCAAAAGGAAAATTTGGTGTCGAAAAGGGAGCTGGTTTTGAAATTTCTGATGCCGTAGATTCCGCAAAAGGAATTTTAACTTCAGCAATTAGTATTTTTAAGAAACCTCAGACAGATAAATAATTACATGCTCAAATTTAAAGACTTTTTGTTAAATGAAGATCTTGGTATCGGCCCAGAAGGAACAGCAAACAATCCTTCTATTAAAAATTATTTGGATTCGCTAAGAAAAGAAAAAAAAGATCTAGTTCAACAAAAAAAATTAACTGTAAATAACCCAGAAGAAAAAGAAAGATTGTCTGATTTACTTAATCAAAAACAACAAGAAATTTATCAAACTCAAATTTTAAGTAATCCACAAACTTCTACTACTACTCCAAGTTTGCCAACACCACAGCTCAGTACTTCTTTAGGGTCACCAGCTGGAAAGGAAAGTGCTTTTGATAAACTTATAAAAGGCAAAACAGTTTCAACTATTGGATCATCGTCACCAACACCATCTCTTGCTTCTCCAGCTTTGAGTACAGCCACACCATCTCCTGAAAGCTCAATTTATTCAGGATATAAAGTTTTTAACAATTTAATAAGCAGCATAACAAACCCTCAATTAGATATTGAAGTTTTAGGCAAAACTTCTAAAAACATAAGATTATAAATATTTTTATGAATTACCTTCTAAATTATTATAAAAATATTTGTGAAAAATACCAACAAAAAATTATTATTTTACAAAATTATTTAAACGAGGTTGCTGAAAGTGGTATAAATGTTGCTGGCGGTGGTTTGGCCCAAGAACCAATTCCTCAAGAAGGGGCACCAATCGGTATACCGGATATGCAAGGACCACGTGATCCATCCATTCCACCAAGTCCAATTGATTATTTTTATTGGTGTGAGGACGCTGGTTGTGATATCAATACTCCACCAGGTATAGGATTTTACGATAAAGATGGTGATGGTAAAATAAGTCCTGAAGAACGCCAAGAGTGGAATATTGATACAGAGAGATGGCATCAACAAAAAAATTTATATACAAGACATTTTAAAGAGCATTCAAAATGGAAATCTAGCCAAAAAAGAAGAAGAGTTTCTTCTATGGCAACAGATAGTCAATACTACTCATAACAAATAAAATAAAATCAAATGATAAATCCATTCAACGATCAATCAAATATTTTTATAAACCCATATGACAATGCAATAAAAAAATTGCAAGAACAAAATCTTTTTAAATTCGAAGAAATATATAAAAAAAGATGTGATTTTTTAAATAAAAAAAATATAAAACTTAAAAAATATTTAGAAGAAGCAACTTCGTCATTAAACGATAGAGAATTTGGGATTAATTATGATTCCGCAGTTAACAATACTAGCTCTTCTGCTAATTTAATGATGCCTAGCCCACCACCACCAAGTTGGTGGGGTGGAAAAAATAGAATTTCATGGAATTTCGAAAATATGCCAGATTGGTATAGAAAAATGTTTGGTAATACTAATGATTTCTCCCCAGCACCTGCAGATCGCCCCAAAGTAGGCCCAAATGAACGTGGAGTAGAGATAGAGAGAGCACCCCGTGGCCCGGGATCAAATTTTAATCATTATCCTGGAGCAGGACAGAAAAGCAGTGGATTTTATAACGGCTGGTACAAGCCACCAAAAGAATTTCCTGTATATAGCCATCAATCATCAGTGCACACTATATTTAACTTAGACCGTTCAAGATATGTAACTACTTTGGATGGACAAGACTTACCACAGGGTGTATTTGCAGATACTCAACCACCATATTGGCTTTGGACTTTAGGCGCACCAACACCACAATATCCACAAGGTGTACCATATTGGTTGGATATGAATGGAGGCGCTGAGAATATGGGAGTTTGGCAGATGGCAAGTCAAGGTAGTCCGGGATATTTGAATCCTTGGGGAATATTTTTACAAAATCCGAACTAAAATACTAAAATGCTTTTTTATCAATCCGACATTAATAATACTATTTCAAAAATTTTTATTAAAAAATATTTAAAAGAAGCATATTCGTCAATAAATGATAGAGAATTTGGAATTAATTATGATTCCGCAGTCAACAGTACTAGCTCTTCTGCTAATTTAATGATGCCTAACCCACCACCACCAAGTTGGTGGGGTGGAAAAAATAGACTTTCACAGTGGTTCGCTGGTGAACGAATGCCAGATTGGTATAGAAGAATGTTTGGTTATGGTGATCCCCCAGCAGATCGCCCTAGATTAGGCTCAAGTGAACGTGGAGTAGAGAGAGCACCCCGTGGCCCGGGATCAAATTTTAGTCATAACCCTCTTATATTTCGTAAACCGGGTGGACAATATAATGGCTACTGGTTGCCACCAAAAGAATTTCCTGTGTATAGCCACCAAGCAGAAGCACACACTTTATTGGGCTTAGACCGATCAAGATTTTTAACTACTTGGGAAGGACAAGCATTACCACAAGGTGTATTTGTAGATAGTCATGGACCACCACATTTATTCTGGACTTTAGGGGCACCAACACCAGATTACCCAGAAGGTGTACCATATTGGATAGATTATGCTGGAGAATTTACTCCTGATAATCCAGGAGTATGGCGCATGATAAATCCGGAGCTACCGGGAAATCCTTGGGGAATTCAACCACCAGATTATAACCCCAACTAAATATACTAACTAAAATGCTTTTTTATCAATCCGACATTAATAATACTATTTCAAAAATTCTTCTTGAAAAATTATTAGATGATACACCAGATCCAAGACCTCTAAAACCAAAAACCCCTTGGATGGTGGAAGGGGATTTTGTGTTTTATGGTGATCCGCCACCACCTCCTCCTTCTGGTGTCGGACAAGCACTTGAACTTATAAATGATTATGGTATAGGTTTTCATCCATACGACTGGTTTAATAATACAAATAATCAAAATACGACACAGGGCGAAATGCATCCAGCCATACAGTGGTTACTTGGTACAGTGGGTACTGCTGAAGGACCACTTTTATTGAGAGTATTGCAAGGATTGGCACCAATTCCTCTTGAATGGATTCCATATTTAGCGGCTTTGGGAGTATTGGTTGTTGGTGTCGGAGGTGCTATGTATATAACTGCTGAATCTGGACAAATAATTTTAAATAATTTACCAGGTTTGCAAGAAGTAGGCTCAGGTAATGCAACTGCTTTTCAAAGAATTGATGCACCTGTATACAATGATTCCATCTACCAAAACAGCGGTATCGATCCTTTGACGGGATTGCCTTGGAATGTGATTCCACCACCTCCCCCATCTTCTTCCGGTAATGATTCTTCTTCAGGAGATGGTATAGCAGTAATACCTTAAAGTTTTTATATATTTTGTTTTATAAATACTTTCATGGATTATTTGACAAAATATTATAAAAATTTAGCTGAAGAGCTTCAACAAAAATGTAACAAACTTTATTTAACTTTAAATGAAGTTGCTTCACCAGTTCAATTAATGCCAGGGCAGGGTCCTGGTACTCTTGAAGGCGATCCAAATTATAGATTTGTTGGTGGTGTGGAATCCGCAGGTGATAGCGTAAGACCACAATTAATGCAATGGAACAACAATGCACAAGTTTGGAAAACTAATTTTTATAATAGTGGTTACGCAAATGCTCCTTGGAATAATTGGGCAAGTTGGATAAATGCACTATACCAATATTGGAATAATAATGCATTTTGGAATGCAGGAATGCAAGATTTTATGGTTGGGTTGTTTGGTGATGGCTACAATTATCAATTTTTGCCAAATGGCGATATTCTTTTTACAGAAGAAATGAAACAAATTGCATATAATTGCATACAATCAATGGTTCAAGCAGGCAGTCAATCGCCAAACCAAAATGCTTCTAACGCTGCAGCACAATCTGTATTTAATTATTTCCAAGAACAATATGGAATAAAAACATACCCGTGGTACAACGGAGAGTTTGCTCCATTCTTTACAAACTATTATCTACCAGGAGCAACTTCATTCCCACCCACACCACCGTGGCAATGGAATCCCGGTATGGGACTTCCTTTTGCAAATGCACCAACCGTTCCTGCGCCATAATATATAACAACATGAAATACGAAGAATATTATTACAAAAATCTTTGTGAAAAGTATCAAAAAAGAATTGATATTCTTGAAAGATATCTTTCTGAGGCTGGACTAAAGAAAGCTTTAAAGACCGGAAAGCCAGAACTTCTTGCAAAAGAAGGTATAAAGCAAGGCGAAAGAAGAGAACGGCTTCTTTCAACTGCCACGGAAATGGGTCAAAGAGCTTCAGATAGTGCTCGCAAATATGGTCCAATGAGCAAACAAGTAGGTGCTGCTGGTCTACAGCAACAAGCTGCTCTTTCAAGCGCACAACAAATTGGACAAAATATCGAAGATATTGATATACAACTGGCTTCAGAAGATCCAGAGCTAAGAAAGCGTTCAAGCGGAATGTATATGAGACAATCAATGCTGGGACCAGATGTATTCCCAGAAAGACCAATGCAAGATTATCCTCATGTTGGTTCGGCACAATATTAAATAAATTTATGGACTACCTAACAAATCATTACAAAAATTTATCGGAACAACTGCAAAACAAAATAAACATTTTGCAAAAAGTTTTATTAGAATCTGATATGCCACCAGTTGGTCCAGACATAGAGGGTATTGGTGATACTGCACCAATAACATCCAGAAAAGAATTTCAAGATAATGGTTTGTGGATCACACCAACTAACTGGCAAGGTCTTTATAATCAATGGCAAAAATTAAGAAACGGACCAGTTCCAAACTGGTTCCTTGCCGAATATTGGGGAGGGCTTCAATCAAATGGTGGGACTTGGGGATCAGTAGCAGATGCTTGGGACAATTTCTGCGCACAATTGTTGGGAGCAATAAGCAGAGCTGGTCAATACAATAATCCAGAAATATACTGGGACATTCAAAGCCAGTGGCAGTATTATACAGCCCAAGCAAATAATGGTCAACCACTACCATTCCCCGTACGACACGGTGGACGCTACACTCCACAAATTGGCATGCACCAAGTAGGCGGAAGAATAAATTATATTGAACCACATCCAAATATGTGATTATTATTCAATAATTCAAAAACAAAAAATAAGGGTCCCCAAAAGGGACCCAAATTTTTTGTTAAAATTTTTATACCAATACATTTATCTAAATATTCTTATGGATTATTTGACAAACTATTACAAAAATCTCTGCGAGCAACTTCAAAATAAACTAAATTATCTGGAACAAATGATCGCAGAGGCCAGACGGGGAACCGTCATGGTAGATGTAGATGACATCGAACGCGACGAGGGAGGTGACAGTATCATCGTCGGCAGACTCGCATCAGGCAAGGGTGCCAAAACCGAAAGAACGATCACCTTCTACCCACAAAAAGAGCATGACATGGATGACTACCGCAATGCAGCCAAAATCGGCGCAGAGCCAATGGAAATTCGTTCAAACGAGATCATGCACGAACCAAGGGAAAGAGGACACAATGTACGTGGCGCAGGCGCAAAGAGAGTAAAGAAAGAAATCGCACAGCACGGCGCAGAACTCAAGAAGCCAATGAGCGAACGCGGCGAAATCAGCTTCGACGCAAGAAACGCCCGTCGCCAAGCAAACAGATAATTTTTATACGAATAAATCTATCTAAATATTCTCATGGATTATTTGACAAACTATTACAAAAATTTATGTGAACAATTACAACATAAAGTGAATAAGCTTTCTTTTACAAGAAAATTGTTAAATGAAAGTGATACCCCCACCCAATTTCCAGTTCAAGATAAACCAGGCGGTCCTTTGTATGTGCCCGGGAATCCTTATTGGGAACCAGCTCGGCCACCAATTCGGCCATCAGTTTGGCCACAAGATTGGCGACATCCTGGCGGAATAATTGATCATGAATACCCGACTCTGCCTACTCTGCCTCCTTACCCTGTCTGGGAACATGATAGTGACCCCCCTCCAGGTTGGGATGGATGGTGGCCCGATGCCCCACCCGGTGATCCAAGAAGTATTCCACCTGATACTTGGCCTCGTAAACCCCCCGCTGTAGGATAACATAATACTTTAAAATTTTTCGAATAAACTTTTGGGCTCCTTCCGGGGGCCCAAAATTTTTTTAGGGCATACCATGTATTTTAAGGTTTGGGGTGGAGGGGGGTGGCCAAAAAATTTTTAGACCATCAAGGATATTTGAAAAAATTTGAGAAAATTTGAGAGGGACGGGGAGCTAGCCGTTTTTATCGGACGCCGCCAGATGGGACCCAAATTACTACTCGGACACCGCTAAAATAACTAAAATAATTTTTTCAAATAACTTTGAAAACAAAGATGCCCCCGCCTTCGGCGGGGGCATCTGGTGGGCTGGGGTTACTGGCCCCAGTACCAGTCCCAGTAGGTGTCCTCCTCTGGGGCCTCGGCGTATTCCCTTTCTTCGTCCGGATTCGCGTTGCGCTGGGCGAGACGAATCTCAACGGGGCGAATAGTTTCGAAGAGCGATTCGATGTAGGTGATGCTGTCCATACGCGTATGATACCAGATACCTGCGTGTATGTCAACCCTCAAAGTAAAACACCACCCAAATTTTTGGGTGGTGTGGCTAAGGGGTAGGCGGTGGGCTTTACATCTCGCCCCATCCCGCGCTCGCTAGCCAGTCGTTGTCTGCGTCCCAGTCCTCGCGGCTCATCCGGCTAGCCGCATCGCTGAACGCTTGGTTGTCGGCATCGCGCTCCGCGTCATCCTGAGCCTTGCGCTCCTCGCCGTACCCGGCGATCTCCCATCGGTTCTCACGGGATCCCGTGGGCTTGGCCTCGCGCTTCGCCTCGCGCTCCCGCTCCTCCTGCTCCTCGCAGGAGGGGCAGGGTCGATCATCGTAGGCGTACTCCGGGCGGTGGCACTGGCAGGGGAAGTGTTCGTGTTCGTGGTTGTGGGTGGTGCTGTTGTGCATGGCGGTATGATACCATGCCTCGCCTTCCTTGTCAAGCCCTTCGTAGAATATTTTTTTCTTTGTTCCTACCCCTTGACAGCGTAGGCGGAGTCTGGTACAATCCACCCATGAGCACCACTCTCCGCATCGCTTCCATCGTCTCCGTTCTCTGCGTCATCCTCTCCGCGTTCCTTGCCTTCGGGCTTGCCTACAACGGC